TGTAGGTAGTGTTTAACCATTGCCCTGGTAACTTCATTCGCTTCGCTTAATACTTGTGCTGCGTAATTCATATACCATTTAAAAAGTCATCGAACTCCTTGCCATAACTTGGTTTTCCAGCTGTTGGCTTCGCTTGTTCTTGAACTGGTTTAAAACTTAGGCTTTGAAACTTTCCTTTTTGTCCGTCTTTTACCCATGCTGAAACGTAATAATCTACACCTCCGATAGTTGCTTTTCCCTGATAGTGCGGGTGCGTTTCCTTTTCTCTTTTGTCGTTAGTAAATAACGCTCCGCTGTTGTCTCTTTTTTCCATTTTACTTATTTATTTAAAGTTTTACAAATTCTACTGATTCTGAATAATAACCATTACTATCCCCAAACCAACGAATATCTACATATCCTTTTATAGTTGCTAATTTATAAAAAGTCCAAGTATAAGATTCAGGTTTACTTTCTCCAAACTCATTTTTATAGTTCCATTCATAGTCGGGGTTTTTTCCTTCTTCTAACTTAAAAGATTCTTCAAAGTTTTTTACAAAATCATCATTACTTGCTTCTTCAGCTATTAAAATCGGACTACCTATTAAATCATTCAAATCTCCATTAATATCATCAATTGTAACAGCTTCGCAACAATCTTGTTCGTGATAAATTTTATATTGAGTTCCGTCATTACAAGTAAATAAAATTTCATCTAATTCGTCATCTACACGAATATATAATAAAGTTTTACCCTTTAATTCTTTTATATTTATATATTCCATTCTTACTTTGTTTTAATATATAACCTTTTAAATCTTTCAACTGAACAACAAAACTCCGTTATAGGATTCGCTTCATATTGTCTTATAGTTTCGTACCAAAGTTTGTCTTTTTTTAAATCTTTAATTTGTACTACTTGGTCTCTTGTTACGTTTTTGTAGTAACCCATTAATGTTAATTTGTCTTTCATTTTTTATACTTTTTGCGTAAATAATTTCTCCATTGCTCTTGCTTTCTACCATTTATAAATATCCAGCCTAAATATAACTCGAATAATCTTTTAAGTTTTCTCATTACCATAACCATTTTAAAAATTTACGAATAACTCCATACTCATTTTGTTGAGTAGGAATGTTTATTGGCTCTTGAACCCTTACTTTTGTTGTTCGTGTTTTTGGCTTCGGTGGTAGTGGTGTTTGTGGCATATCAAATTGTAATTTAGGTTGATTATTATTTACACTATATTTTTTATTTAACTCACTTTTATAAGCTCTGTATTTTTCAACTAATTTAATACTAACGGGGATACTTTGATTCCACTCAAAAAATCCATTTTTATTTTTATAAACAATATTATATAATTTTAAAAACGTATTCCAATCATTCGATACCTTGTGTTTTCTAAGTAAATCGTATAAAGACTTAACATTATTTTTATCTATTTTCTCTTTTACTTCATTTAGTAAATTATAATATCTACTAACACTATTTTGTCTTACATATGTTTTTCTCATAATTCATTAATTAAATTGTTATAATACTCACGTGCTAACTCTATTCGTTTTTTAATTTCTTCTATTACGCTTTCGTCTTTTGCTATTTTAAAGACTTTTAAACGCTTTTCTTTTGGTATGTGGTCAAAGTTATGTTTCGACTGTACAAAATCTCTTACATCCAAACTTTCATCAATTAAACCTTGTTTCCAATGTTCACGTCTTACCTCGTCCTCAACTATTTGAAAAGGTGTATTTACAAGGCAATAACAAAGTAACGCTTCGTCTTTTCCTGTTAACCACATATAACCCTGAAGCTGGTAGTAATAATCTTTATTAGGGCATTCGGTTTCAAAAAACGGAAACGTAGTTGCATTCCAACTGCATTTAACATCCAAAAGAATTTCATTCGTGTTTACGTCTGGAGTTCCAGTTAAATAATCGTTTGTTAAATTCTCTTCATTCTTGTAAATAAAGCCTAAATTCAACACATCGTTAACCAATTCGATTCCATCGTTTTCAACTTCATTACCTTTATCCGTGTATCTGCTCCAAAACTCTTTACGAATTCCGTATTTATGTTCGATTGCAAGTTCCTGAATATAGGTCTTTGTAGTTTTAGATAAGACCTCACCCTTTGTTTTGGGGAGACTCATTACTTTTCCTATTTGTGAAGCTCTAATTTTCATATCAGTAACAATGCTTTTTGTTGAACTTCATTTAATTCAAACTTCGCTTGTAGTTCTTCGGCTGTAAATTCTCCGTTACGTATTGCTTCAATAGCTTTTAAGAATCGTTCACCTTGTATTGTAGGCTTTTTTTCCGTGTTTTTAGGTTCTTCTTTTTTGTTGTCTTTTGAATCGGGATCGCTTTCTGTTTCATCAATTAAGAATAAACCATTCAATGCGTATTTACGAGCGTAACTTGAAGCCGTGCCAGTACATTGTTCACTTGACATTCCTTTGTGTTCGCCAAGTTCTGCCCAGCCACTTACTGAAATACAATCATTATCAATACTTAATGTAGCATTTGCTTTTAAAAACAATTTGTTACCTACTTGAACAATGTCATCAGTTAACCTTAAAACCGCTTCGTATTTATGTAACAATGGTTTAACCGATTCTAAGATTTGTTCAGCACTACGATACTTAAATCCTCCGAACTTGTTTAAACTTCCTTTTGGACATTTTAATTCTGCCTGAATTTCTAATAACTTTTTCATAATATAAATTTTAATTGTTTGACAAATATAACTATTCTTTTTAATATAACAATGGAATCAAAAAAAAATTACAAAAATTTCTTTAACCCAGTTGCACATCGTTCAATGCTGTTTGCTCGTTCCTGAAGACTTTGGATTTGTTCAGCGATAGTTTGCTTACAATCGCTTGTAAAATAACCGTTAGACGTCGCAATAAGTGGAATGATTCCATTTGTGCGAATGTAGTTAACTATCTTACGTAAACGAACTCCAGTCATTTTAATTTTATAACCTCTTACTAAAAGATATTCGTTTAATCGGGTTACTATTAACTCCGACTTAATAGGGTTCGCCTTTTTGTAGTTTCGGAATCCGTGAACAACAATAGGTAAAATCTCCATTTCTTCGCTTGTAAGTTCGTGTGTGAACTCTTCAAAATTTGTTACTGACATAATTTTAGTTTTAAAATCCGTAACGCATTACATCTTCATATTCGGCAAAGGTCATTTGGTCGTAATGGTCTTGCGCTATATCTCCATTTAGTTCGAATCGTGTTTTTCTAATTTCACGTTCTTTTGCTTCAGCACGTTCTATGTTACGCATAATCATTTTTAGCGTGTTTCTTAAATGGTTTTCATCCATTAAATCAATGTCGATTTTTTGACCATTCTTCATAGTCCAGTAATACTTTTTCATATTTAAGTTTTAATTGTTGGTTCAAAAGTAATTATATTTTTTAATATAACAACTATTTTATGTTAAATCTTTTATTTTATTTTTATAAACCTGCATTAATTCTTTCAATTCCTCTTTGGTAAACTTTCGTGTTTTTCGTGCCTCTGCCTCTAATTGCTGGTAATTTTTGATTCCGATTTTATGTATTAAGTTTCGTTGGTACTCAATTAGGTTTCCCGAAAGATAGGTATTGCAATGTTCGCACTGGAGATGACAATTAAGTTCACTAAAGCGAACGTTCCAATGGTTATTTGCGTTGAAGAAATGTCCGCAATTTTCCTTTAAAGCTGGTTTTTGGCAGCTTATACAAACTTGTCCTTTATCTCGTAATCTGATATACTTATTAAAAATTATTTGAGTAGCTTTAATTAGTTCCTGAACAGTCTCAAGATCGTTTTTCATTTTAGCTTTCGTCTTTTTCCAAGTCTTTTCCTTTTCAGATTCTACCCAAACACGAATGCACTCCGATTCTAAACAAAACTTTTGATTGAATTTAACAGGCTCAAACTTCTCTTTGCAATGCTTACAGCGTGGCATCTTTAAAATTTAATTGTGTTTGTAAATCCTTTACTTTAAATTTCTCCTCTTGCAGTAACTTTTCCAAACGAAAACACGATTGTAAAGCACTACGATACTCTTTTTCCATTGTTGAGTAAACTAAACTTATTTCTTGAATGTCTTTTAAGGTACGCTCCATTGATTCTATTATGTCTTTTCGATTAGGGTGGTTCGTCTTTATCTCTTCTAAGCTGTTTTTTACTTTTAAATAAGTAGTTTGTATTCCTACTTTGGCACTTATAATATTCAATTCATCCATTTATTCGTGTTTTTGCTTGTTATAATTTACATTTTATGGCGAAATCGCCACAATTAAAAACCATATTCCCCACTTCGAAAAATTGGTTAAAACGGAACATCGCCTTTACTTTGTTTCATCTTTTCGCTAAACGAAAGTAATTCTTTTCCGTTAACTACATCAGGTTCAATCAAAGGTAGTTGTTTAGGTTTTGTTGGTTCGTGTTTTCGTTGAGCGTAAACCTTGTTTCCAAATTTATCTAACATATAATACTGATATTTCTGAGTGTCTAAGTACATTCTATAAATTCCATTTTTTGAAACTCCTTTTGGTTTGCTTTTAGCTACTTTTAAATGAACTTCGTTTTCTTGCGCTCCTGTTCCATCTGCTAACAATAAATCCTTTGGCGGCCTCCAAGGTATTAAAACACTTAAACCTTTTCTAAACCATACTTGACCACCTGCAAAGTCACGAGCTGAAGGGATAGGAAAGTAACTTATTTCAGTTCCTGCAATTGTTTTAGCGTGTACCATTGGTTGGTCTCGAACGTGGTTAATTATACAGTTATGGCGGTTTGTTTTACGTGCGTTTTTTCGTGCTAATCCTAAAATCCTACTAAGATATTTGTCTTCACGTCCTAAGTCTTCAGGTTTAAATTCTTCGGTTAGTTCGTTCCAAGGGTCTATAGTTGTCGTATGAATTGTTATTTCGTGTTTACGTTCAATTTCATCTACTAATTCATAAAACTTTGGTAGCGTTAAATCGTCATCGATCGGGTCAATAACTATAAAATGTTCGTCAATAAACATTTGAGCCTTTACAAGTTCTGCGTTTGTCATTGAAAATTCGCCTTCCGTATAAGGTTTTCCAATGTACTTATAACAAAGTTCTGCGTAAATTTCTGCAGCACTTCCCGTTTCAGGTGAAAATACTACATGATTCCAATTATGCAAACACGAAAGGTTTATAAGAAACTCAAACCATAATTCAGTTTTACCGCTTGCTGGAGCAGCACCAATGTAAGTTGTACAACCTTCTTTAATTGTATATGGCAGTAAATCCCAATCCCATCCAACCGATTTACCTCTTACGTTCTTTTCGTGTCTAAGTGTAAATAGTTCGTTGTTTAATTCAGTTAGTCTTTTATACATAATTAGTCGATTATAATTCGTTGTTGTTGTATTTCTTGTTTAGGTTTTACCCAAGTTCGAATAGCTGCTTTCCAATCTTTCATTTTGTTTTTACCTACCATCCATCCTTTTGATTCGTAAAAGTTAATAAATTTTACTCCATCAACGTCTAAATTGTTTTGCATACAATATTCCAAAACATCGTTAAAAGTTGGTATTATAAACTTCTTTTCTTCTTTTCTTTCTTCTATTAGTGTCGTTTGTGTTTCACCTGCGTTTCGTTTGCGTTTCACTGGTGTTTCATCTGTGTTTCGTTCACCTTGGTAACTCTCATAATTACAGATAGTTAGCTGTGTCGTTATAGTGTCGCTTTTTAATTCAATCATGTTATCATTTTGCAACGTGTTTAAAAACCGCCTAACCTTAGATTTATCCCAACTCCAACGCTTTGCCCAACTATCCAAACTCATTATACTTTGACCTCTTTTAACTTCATATAATTTACCTTTAATAAGCGTTTTACTATCTGAATAATTAACCGCTATAAGCATATCATACCAAGCCTCAAGTTTACTATAAACTCGTTTTTCTGAATATAACCAATGATTAGTTATAGACCTGTGTATTTTAATCCAACCACTCATGTGTTATTAATTTTATTCTGTCATTAGAGTTAAATAAATCAATTAGCATTTCAAACCATTCATAAGAAAAATTATATTCTTGCTCATCTAATTTGAATAAAACTCGTTTAGTTGATTCATCACATATTGCTTTACCAATTCCCCCAGCTTTAAATTCAATTGTATAATATATTTTCATATTAAAAAAATTTATTAAATAAAAAAGCCTTCTAAAATCCTGCGCATCTCACTTCGCATTCATTTAAAAGGCTAATAACTTCTTTAGGTTCTATAATGTGAGATGGAACCGTTTACAAATATACTAATTATTTTTTAATCAAACTCAAAATTCTTATAAAAATTATTCGATATGTTAACACGGACTTTCCACCGCTTGATCTTACGATAGTCAATCTTTTGTTTAGGGTTGTATAGCTTAAACACTTTCATAGTTTCTCAATTTCTGTTATTACCTCTTTTAAAAACTTAATCCGTGTTAAACTAATTGTTTCCTGAATACGTTGATGTG